AGCATCGACAGACCACTAGCTGTGCGACCTGCGCCACTCACGGCACTGGAGCCATAGACGTAGTTCGGAATACCGGTGACCTCGTCGGCCTGTCGAGCGAATGTGGTGTACACGCTGAGCAAGACGTCGGCGTTCATGTTCGGCTGGAAGAAGCGAACAGCAGGCTGACCACCGCCAGTACGGTCGGAGGTTGTCTGCCAGATCTTCCACGGATAGATGTCGGTCAGCTCCTCGCCGTCAGGCAGGCGGTCAACCGCGATCTCAGCCTGAGGGCCGGAGGCAATCCCCATGTTGTTCGCCAAGCTACGAGCTGCGGCGTTGCACATGATCTGGGTATCGCGCATGACTTCGGGTAGCGCCACACCCCAGAAGCTGTGAGGCACTTCCTCCCACGAGGAGATCTCATATGGGCGCTCGCCCAGCGGATCCGGGTTCAGGATGCACTTCCAGACGATCCCGCCTGTCCACCAGAGGTTTACCTCATAGGTCTTGTCAGCGACCACCGTCTTGTCTTTGATGCCCCACTCCAGCAGCCACTGCCCATTGACAGAGCCCCAGAACTCCACAGTCTCAATCTCGCTGGTGTTGATCGGGAAGCGGAATGGCTTGCCCTCGAGGTCGCGGCGCTCACTGTCGCCCTGCAACCAGCTGCGGTAGCCTTTGCGCCCATAGCGATCGATTACGGTAGCCAGTGCATCTTCGTTGACGCCCGGGGTGCCGCTCATCGATTCCAAACCGACAAGGTTCAGGCGATGACGCTGAATCAGGTAGGCGTCGTTCACGCCGGTTGAAGCCGGTGCCGGGAAGATGTCATACGGGCTGACCCGCTCCATCTCCCGAACGAATTCTGTAGTCACGATTGCTTGGAAGTCAGGGCCCCACGCAAGAGCTTTGCGCCGCTTGACGTTCGGTCCCTTCATGACCGCAGTCGGGAACGTAACGAAGTCCGTTATGAAGTTGCGCAGCTCTTCCTTGAACTTGCCTTGGTTGAGCTGATCCTCAATCTTGTCCCCCATGCGACGGGCGGAGTCCTCAGCCTCGGTACGCAGCTTCTGCATAATGTTGTCGTGGACTTCTTCCATGCGAGCACGGAAAGTCTCAGGGTGCAGCTCGCCACCTTCAGCGATGTATTGCTCAGCCTCAGTGCGGACCAGATCCACGATCGCCTTCTTCATCTCAGGCGGCATCTGGGGGTTCTTGGCAGGGCTCAGATCAAAGACACGCTCTTGCTGATTCAGCATCACATCTTTGATCCATGACTCAGCAGCGCGGCATTTGACGTCTGTAAGCATCATAAATATGTCACTGCCACCGGTCTTGCGAATGTCAGCCTCGTGGTCAGGATCGTAGACACCACGGCGTTGACGCTCGCAGCGAAGCAGGCGCTCGGTGATCTGAGTCTTGGCGGTCTTCGCCTCGTTCCAGCACTGGCGCACATACGCGGCAAGTTGCGTCTCGAAACCCGGATTGCTGATCTCGTTGCCGTCTTCCTTGATGTCTATCTCAACCGGAGGTTGTTCGTTCACATAGCTCATTTATTTCCCATCTAGGTCCAGCCCTTCGAGGATCTCTTCGTAACCGCCCTAGCCCTTGCGGGAGTCAGGCCGCTTCTGACCTTCAAGCATGCGTACTGCAGCGCGTCTTGGATGTGCGAGTAGATGTCTTTGACGGGTCTGTCTTTGTAGCGAGCGTTGCCAGAGGTCTTCAGCCGCTCAAACTTGTAGCGCCCAAGGAATCCCTTCCTCAGGTTTGTGCATCGTGGGTTCAGCAGGAACGCTGGCTCCCCGTCCATCATCCGGGTCATGAAGAAGGCAACGGATTCGCGCCTTGGGATGAAGTCGTTGGTCGCCGCTGGCTCGGTGTAGATCCCCGCCTCAAGCAGCTCCTGAAGACAGGTGCGCTCGTCGGTCTGGGCTCGGATGTTCCCGGCTGGGTCGCCTGCTGAATGAATCTGGAAGCCGCTGTACTTGTTCATCAGCACCGGCTTCACGACGTCGTTCGTGAACTGGCGGATACCCATATCCTCTGATACCAGTTCATCCAAAATGATAATCTTCCCTCTTCCTGTTACTTGCAGGATGACGCAAGCAGGCGTGAGTCCAAAGTCCCACCCCAATACGATCGGCAGGCCACGCTCACCCTCGACGTTCTTGTTGAGGCAGTGAACCTTGTCGTTGTACTCGGGGTAGACCGGCTTACCGTCTTTGGTGGATCCGTAGTTCCCCAGAAGGAATACATTGATCCAGTCCTCCGACTTCGAGGGGACTTGCTGCTGGTAGTAGCTATAGCCACCCGGCAGGTTGAATACGTTCTCGGCGTCTGGATTCGGCGTATAGGTGCCATCCTCCAAACGCTGCAGACCACCCGGTTGACGGAAGAACTCCCACTCAGGCGGACAGTCTTCTTCGGCCAGCTTGTAGTACCAGTGATCGTCGTCGCACGGGTTGGTGTCGAGAATGATCCCACACCAGCTCGGCCCACCCTGCAGCTTCGATGGGAATCGTCCCACCCGCTGGGTGACCATATCGAAGATCTCTTTGGGCACCTCGGAGGCTTCGTTGATCCATGCGCCTGTGAGTTCCAGCGACCGGAGCTTGCCTGTCTCTGTAGGCTTATCCAGCGCCATAAACATCACCTCGAGTTCCAGCCCGGTGCCATCTCCGATGTTATTGATCTTCATCGTCGATGTGATCGGGGTGTCCCACTTGATGGGCGCCACGTTCGCCGGGAACCAAGTCTCCCAAGTCTTAATCGTTGTGGACTTCAGCTCGGGGTAGGTATTCCGGATGATCAGCCAGCGAGAACGACGAATCCCATCACGAGATGGTCTCTGGCGAAGGGCTCTAGCCACGATCTCAACGCAGCAGCTGGAGGACTTCCCAGAACCCACCGGACCCATGAGGCCACGTACAAACGCATCTGATTCGTGGAACTTCGCTGCATTCTTTCCCGGGGGCGAGTACTTGATTACTTCCACTAGCGCTTTCTTGGTATTGAGTAGTAGCGGTCGCCGCGCTTCACGACGTCGTAACCCGCCTCGGCTTCGCCCTTCAGAGCTTTATCCCAAGTCTCGTGCTTGGCGCCCTTGAGCATGATTCCCGTTCCTTCCGGCAGATCCTTCGGGCGATCCTTCTCATTCAGCTCGACACGCGAGCCCCAGTGACCAAGGTTCTCGCCGGTCCCATCCGGGCCCATGCCGTAGCGCTTGGCGGTCTCGTAGTCGTAGTCATCGCTTTCCGCATCAAAGACGGCGCCACCATCGGCCATGTGCTTGACCTTGCCGAAGCTCTGGCGCATCCAGTCGGGGGCGTGTCCCATTACTCGTCTTCCTCTTTACGCTTGCCAGCCATATCCAACTGGAAGGTGATTGGTTGAGCATCGACCTCCATCTTGACGTCGGACAAGTCGGGCAGGATTTTACGGAGCAAGATCTCAATAGACCGTACCTGCGTTGCCGAAAGATCAACCTCGCCGTTGGCATGGTTGGTCAGACGATTGATCAGCTGAGCTGCTTGGATCTTCAGCCGTGTGTTCTCGTCGTGTCGGATCTTCTTAATTCTTGCCGCCATGTCTTATCCCAATGTCTGTACCCCGGCGCGATCGAACGCCTTCAGGATCGCTGAGCCGAGGAGGAGTAAATCCTCCCTGCTGTTGAACTCGGTGAGATTGATCTCTGTTTCGAATAGGTGGGGGTCTCCGCCAATATTGACCATCCCGGTCAACATCACCACCTGAGGCGCGATGGCTCGCTTTAAGTCGCTCTCATATGCAACTTCAATACCGGCCAATGCGCTGCTTTGGTTCAAGAACCTCTGTAGCTCTTCTACGGTGAGCATAAAACTTCCTCGGTTTGGAATAGGTGAGGGCCCCCTCTGGCTCGATCACCAGATGAGCAAGCGAATGCTCGGCCCTCGTTGCCGTCAGCAGTGCTTCCCGGTTTAAGGCGGGGCGGCTCTACGGTCTTGATGGTTGCGGAGGAGGGAATCGAACCCCCGACCTCGGGATTATGAGTCCCGCGCTCTACCGCTGCGCTACTCCGCTATATGTGCACAGTATCGCTAATTTACTAATATATTAGCATAGCCTGTTTGCTATTAGCGCAACTTAAAAACAAAACCACCCCGATTGAAGCCCCCGGGGTACGTGTCCATTTGGTCCACCCCGGGCCACCCTCGTGAATGAATTTTCAATGAGAAGAGTTCTCAGGTAGATGCTTTGTCAGAAACTTACCCCCATTTCTGACATCGGCTGTTGATGCGCCTAGTGGTATAGCGAGGTCAAAACTTCCTATCAACCTTGACGCAGTCAAATGGCAGCGGTGTTTTATTGTCATCGCTCAGGTTGCCCCACAACAGCTTGGAGTTGTACCGGTCAATCAAAACCGACATCTTGTCTGAAACGCTCGGCTTCTTTGTTTCCTTGTCCACATTGATGAAGTCTCCTCGTATAAACCGATCTCCAGACTGAACAATCTTCCACGTCGACTCAGTCGTAAATCCTCCACCAACCTGCATCCGAGTAAAGATCGCCTGCATATCAAGAGCAACTGTCACCTCCCACTTCGCCCCCAGCCCCTCACAGCTCAGTCGGATCGTTGACTGACCATAACTACTACCCATACTCAACGCGAAACATAGACACGCCTTACTAAAGAATGAAGCCGCTGTTCTGATCTGCATAGTTTTACTCGCTTTACGTATTCAATTGCCACGCATAAAAACATAGCACATGAAAAGTGAATGGTGTGTGAGTAGATGACGCACGAAAGATGAACGGTGCGTGAGTAGATGGGATACAGCTGGAGCCTCAACCCCCGGGTGATGCACTTCGTGGTCCCGTGCCCCTAGGAGTACGCATGCACATCCCCTGTGCATACATGCATCCGATCCGGAATGAGTAGAACCTCTAGTGTTTTCAATGCTTCTCAGGGTGACTGTGCTGAATTTGTGCGGATAAACCTACCCTGCAGCACGGTCTGGTGCGTCTTTTATGGAGAACTGCGACTCGCGTGCGTATTCCCCCGTAGTTTTCATTGATTTTTTTCCAACTGACTCCTCCCTCCGTTCGAC